CAAATAGTCCGGTCGTGCCAGTATCGGCGATTGTGCTTCCCTCGGTGGCGATTGATGGTGATGGTACGGGTGCAGCGGGTTATCCGGTGATCAGCAATGGTCAGATCGTGGGTATCATCGTCTCGAATCCGGGTCAGAACTACACCAACGCAAGGGTCATCATCAACGGTAACGGACAGGGCGCAACGGCTGTTCCGATCTATGCCCCTCCGGGTGGTCATGGTAAGAATGCGATCAATGAGTTCAAGTCCACGCGGCTGTCGTTCTTCTCGAACCTCTTGAATGACAAGAACCAAGGTCTGTCAGTCTCGAACCGTTTTACCACGATTGGATTGCTACGGAATCCTAGTGAATATGGTTCAGATCGTTTCTACACTGGCGCATTGGCATCGGCATGTAACCTGATCACGTTCTCTGGTCCTGCACCATCCAAGAACGATCTGTTGTCAGACATCACCACTGGCAACCGTTTCCAAGTGATTCAGGTGAGTGGTACAAGTTTGTTGTTGCAAAATCTTGACAATTATGATCTGCCAAGTAATTCGTCTCTCCTAAATAATAACTCAGGTGGACAAATTGTGGCGCTCATTGTGACTGATCCGTCCATCGACAAATTCTCTGGTGATCTGATGTTTATCGACAACTTTGCAATCAATCAGCAAGCGGGTCAACAGATCATTATTTTCAAGACCACTCTCAAATTCTAAGACATGACTACGTACACAATGGTATATCGTGGTGTCAAGGGTTCGCCGCTGACGAACGCGGAAGTAGATACCAACTTCCAGAACCTTGACACATACAAGTCGCCGCTGGATTCGCCATCATTCACTACTCTGGTGAATGTGACGGGTCAGTTGACGGCTGTCTCTGCGACAGGTGCGCTGATTGCATCGAACGGTTCGGGTACGGGTCAAACGTCGATCCAACTCAAACGTGTCGGTGCTGCAACTGACCAGAAGACCTATGAAGCGCTGTCCGATAGTTCGGGCAACTTCATTATCCGTGCTGTCAATGACGCATATTCGGCGAACACTCCGATCCTGACGGCTGCGCGCGGCACAGGTTACACCATCTCGACCCTGACACTCCTGAGTGCTGGTGGTCGTGTATTGGTCGGTTCGGGTTCGGACGATGGTGTCAATGCACTCCAAGTGACCGGCAACATTGAATCGGATTCCAAACTTGTTCTGTCGTCCACGACTGCGGGTCTGGAAATCGGTTCGACCACAGGTACGGGCACTCCGACCATCGATCTGCACTCGTCTGGCACGACTGCGGACTACGATGTTCGGCTGTCCTCAACAGGTGGTTCGTCATCGCTCGGTAATGGCGTCCTGAATGCTAATGCTGGTGGATATTCGTTCCAGTTGGCGGGTACGGGCTATCTGTCGATTGTCTCTGGTGGTCGCACGATCATCGGCGGCGGTACGGATGATGGCGTAGCTGCGTTCCAAGTGACGAACGGTAACATCTCGATTTACAACGGTATCCAGAACATCACGCGCTATGGTTCAAGTGGTGCGATGCGTCTGCGTGGTGCTGGCGGTACGTCAGGTACGCCGACTGCGCTTGGTACGGGCGTGTCTATGGGTCAATTGTTGTTCAGTGGCTATGACGGCACAACGTTCCAAGACACGGCACAAGTGTTGGCAGTATCCGAAGCTACATTTACGTCGAGTATCGCGCCTACGGGTCTTCGTTTCTACACGACTGGTCCGGCAACTAATGTGCAAACCGAAGGGATGCGGCTGACGGGTGCGAATCGTCTCCTGATCAACCAGACCTCGGACAATACGACACATACGCTCCAAGTGACGAACGGGATTATCTCGACATCATCGGGTTCTGTTGGCGGTCTGGTTGCGACTGGTCCGGCAGCTTCGAACGCCGGACTGTACCTGATCAACACTACAGCTTCAACTGGTCGGTCATTCAGTATTCTGTCTGGCGTTGGTGGCAACTTCTCGATCAATGATGAAACGGCTGGTTCGATTGCACGTATTGTATTGATGGGTAATGCTAACCGCGTTCTGTTGGCCGGTGCGACTGATGATACGACAACAAACGTTCAGGTCGGTGGCACATTCAAGACATCTGGCGCTGCTACGGTTGGTGGCGGGTTGAACGTCAATGGTTCTGGTATTAACCTTTCCGGCGCCGGTCAAACCAGTGCATCGCTTGAAATGGGAGGTACATCGTGTACAACATCGTTTATTGACTTCCACTCGTCAGCTACGGCTGCGGACTATGACAGCCGGATCATTGCGACTGGTGGTAGTTCCACGGTCGGACAAGGTGTACTGAACACTTACGGTAATTCTTGGTGGTTCAATCAGGCCAACGTATATCTTTATAATGCGGGTACGTTCAGCGCGCTGCTGTACTTTAGGGCTGGATCATACCAACCGTTCATGCGCGGTAATGCGTCTAGCGCTGCAATCGAATTCGTCAATAGTGCTAATACCGCCGTGAACTTGACGGTTTGGGACGGCGGTAACTTGACCGTTCGTGGTTCGTTGAATAGTACGGGTATCACCTGTACCGGATTGATAGTTGGTAACGCAGGTCAGCTTCAGCTTCAAAACTACGGCGGTTCAGCTAACTCGGGTGTTGTGTACTTCGGCACATCTGGTGCGCGTTATCTGTACTACAACGCAACAACGGACAACTACAACCTGTCGGGCGCACGTCTCGACTTGACCCTTGCCGGACACCAGCTTTCACTCACGTATCCGGGTCAGGCACAGTGGTTCCCTTGCGTGGACGGCACAGGTGCATACACGGTGTATAACGCTGGTGGCGCTGGTGCGTATATTATCAACGGTGGTACTACGTGGGCGGCAAACTCCGATTCACGACTGAAGAACATCCGGGAAGACATTACGGATGCAGTTGATAAGGTTGAATCGCTCCGCACGGTGAAGTTTACGTGGAAGGCCGAAGACGACTACAACGAAGCCCACGGTCTGGAAGATGATGCCAAGAAGGTTATCGGTGTAATCGCTCAGGATGTCGAAGCAGTTTTGCCGGAAGCGATCACGACGAACGCCAATGGCTACATGGGTGTTCAGTACACGGACTTGATTCCGCTGGCATTGGCAGCAATCAAGGAACTGTCGGCAAGGGTCAAGGCACTTGAGGCACAGCTTGCAGAGAAGGAATAAGCACTATGGCAACCTATACGTATCAGAGAATCGCGGACGGCAGTAGTGTCGTCTTGCGTTCGGATGGAGCACTGGTCACACTTGGTACTCCTGCATGGACGGACTATTTGTCATGGTTGTCAGTGGGGAATCAGCCGACTGCGGCGGACACATCGCCCCCGGTCATGCCGGTTCCCATTCCTACAGTTCCACAGATGGTCTTCCTTGTTGATGACGCTGTGGCCTCTGTGTACTCGAACTGGACCCGTTTCCAGCAAGAGTACATCAGTCGGCAAGAAGCGGCACAAGCATTCAAGGATGCTAACTATCAGGGAACTCCGGGTGTATGGATCACAGCATTCGCAACTGCGGTTGGAATTTCCAATCAAGTTGCGGCTGACACGATCCTCGCACAATCAGTAAGCCTGAATACAGCACTACAAACACTCGGGGCTTTGAGGATGCGCAAGTATGAAATCAGTTCTGCCAAGGATTTTCCCACGGCACAGGCATCGTTCAAGGACATCATCAGCAAGATCAAGCAAGTAGCAGCTTCACTTTCGTAATTATCGGCCCGGTCGGACAGGATGTTCACCGGGCCTTTTCATTCCTACGGAGTACTCATGGTATATCTGAAATACGCATTCCTGACGCTTCTGAATCTCGCCTTCACCGGATTGGCAATGATCGTCGCACCATTGGTCGCACTGTTCACCAATGCTGACGGCTATCTTCCGAACTGGTTGAAATGGTTCCAAACCTTTGATTCACCACTCGATGCTGGTTGGCGTGATGGCTATTTCGGCACATTCACAGCCCCGCCAGTCGGTCGGCAACTGTGGTGGCTACGTACTAAGTGGCTGTGGCGCAATCCGGCCTATGGCTTCTGCTATTGGATTCTGGGTACACCATTCACGCCGGAAGACTGGACCGTCGAGACATTCGTCAAAGATGGCAACTACACCAAGTTCGTCGCATGGTCGAAAGATCGGAAACACTTCTGCATCGGTTACAACGGACCTCTGGGTTCATACAAGTTCGGTTGGAAAGCATGGAACTACTTCCAGAAGCTGGACGAGAATGGTAAACCGGTCTGGAATACGACACCTTGGGGACCAGACTGGCTTGCACCAATCAGCTTCAGTCCGAACCCGTTCAAAGCTTTCACCTACAAGAAGTAACCAAGGCCCGCCATTGTGCGGGCTTTTTGTTTTGTCAAGCGTGCAGGATGTCTAAATAGTATCTACAGAAACAATCACATTCCCCATTAAGGATTCGAATGTCAGCCGAACTCTCTAATTTCAACACTACCCCGTACTACGATGACTACGACGAGGACAAGAAGTTCTACAAAATCTTGTTCAAGCCGGGTTACGCAGTACAGGCGCGTGAACTGACACAGCTTCAAACGATTCTGCAAAAGCAGATTCAGCGTCATGGTGACAACATCTTCAAAGATGGTGCAATGGTGGTTCCGGGTGGAACCAGTGTTGACACGTCCTTCGCGTATGTGAAGGTCCAGAACACCTACAACAGTGGCACACAGGTTGCCAACTACACCGATCAGTTGGTTGGTGCATTCATCGTTGGTCAGACCTCGGGCGTTCGCGCACAGGTGATCAAGGTCGTCCATACGGATACCGTCAATCCAGAAACCCTGTATGTCAAGTACATGGCAGCGGGTACGGACAATGTGACCAAGGTGTTCGCCGACAATGAAGCACTGGTCCCGGAAAATGTCTCACTGAGTTCACTCGGTGTCCAAACTATCTCGTCAGGTTCAACTGGCGTGGGTTCGGCTGCATCTATCGCTCGTGGTGTCTACTACATCGGCGGCTTCTTCTGTCTGGTCGAAGCGCAGACAATCGTTCTGGATGCCTACACAAACAGTCCTTCGTATCGCGTGGGTCTGGCTGTATCGTCGGGCGTCATTGACAGTGAAGATGACGAATCGTTGCTGGACAATGCCCTTGGTTCGTTCAACTACAACGCACCGGGTGCAGATCGTCACAACATCGAACTGACCCTGACGGCACTCCCGCAAGGTTCGACCAATGATTCGAACTTCGTTCAGTTGTTCTCAGTATTGAACGGCACGATTCAATCTGTGGTGGACAATACGGCCTACAACGTCATTGCTGACACGATGGCACGCCGCACCTATGATGAATCGGGCGACTACACGGTCACGCCTTTCACATTGGATGTACGTGAGCACCGTTCGAACAATCGCGGTGCATGGTACGCGTCAATGGCTGTCCTCGCGGGCGACGTGATCACGGCGGGTGCATACATCTACACGGCCAAGACTGGCGGTACGACTTCGACCACGATGCCGACCCATACTTCGGGTGATGCACCTGACGGTACGGTCACATGGACCTACACGATTACGCCGGTCTACAACCGTGGTATCAACTTGCCTGAGAATGGCGGTGATGCAACGAAGCTGGCCCTCGGTCTTGAACCGGGTAAGGCATACGTGCGTGGCTATGAAGTCAACAAGGTCGCCATCGATTACCTGACGGTTCCGAAGGCACGCGACACACAATACGCCACGGCTGCGAAGGTTGGGGCCAAGGTCGGCAACTACATTCTGGTGACGAACATCACTGGTCTGCCGAAGATCGATCAGAACGCTACGGTCCAACTGTGCGACCAGTTGACGACATCCCGCACGGCTGCGAACGGTAACGTAGTGGGTACGGCACGCGTGCGCGCATTCGAATTCCATTCGGGTACGCCGGGTACGACTACCTGTATCTATAAGTTGTCCGTATTTGATGTCAAGCTGAACACTGGTAAGAACCTGAACAAGAACGTCAAGTCACTGTTCATCAGCTATGGATCGGCTGCGACCAACTTTGCGGCAGACATTCAACCGTTCTACTCGAAGAACACTGGTTCGATCAGTGCATCGGCATCCGCGACCATCACTGGTAACGGTACGCTGTTCCAATCTGAATTCGTGGTTGGCGATTACTTCCTCTGGTCGGGTGGTGTGTCACGTATCACGGCAATCGCTTCAAACGTCTCACTGACGGTCGCTACGGCTATCACGGTGACGAATGAACCCGTCTGGACACTCAGTACGGCTATCAATGAAGTTGGCAACAGTCCGAACATCTTCCAGATGCCGAACTATGCTATCCAGACTGTTCGTTCCAATGACGGCACGATTGCGACCGCGTATGCGATTCAGCAACGGTTCGTCCAGACGACCAACAGTTCGGGCATCATCACGCTGTCGGTCGCTGGTGGTAATGACACATTTGGTTCGGAAGCCGAACTGACAAACTACATGTGCGTGGATAACACGACTGGTCTGGTGGTTCTGCCGACCTCCATCGTGCGTAATGGTCCTCTGTACACCCAAGTAACGATCACGTTCAGTGGAACCTATGCGACCCGTTCATTCACGGTGATTGCCACGGTGAACCGCGTTGGCGCTGCGACTGAGAAGACGAAGACCCTGACGACTGGCACGGCGACGTTTACCACGGCAGTGACGGCACAAGCGAAGACGATTGGTCTTCCTGCGGCTGACGGTTACACCCTGATTTCGGTCCTGATGGATACCGGTTCATTCGGTTCCCCGACTGGCGTCTACACGAAGGACATCACGGCGAACTATTCGTTCTTTGACGGTCAGACAGATTCGGCCTACGGTCAAGCCAACATCACCCTGATTGATGGCAACCCGGTCCCGACTGCGCCGATCCAAGTGACGTTCAAGTATTTCCAGCACTCGGTGACGGGTGATTACTTCACGGTCAATTCGTATCTGTCCACGATTGCCTATGAAGCGATCCCTTCGTACAACAGTGTGCCCCTGCGCGACTGTATCGACTTCCGTTCGCGGATCGACAACACTGGCACGGATTTCGTGTCGGCGGGCGCTGTGGTTAATGGTGTGCCGAAGCGTGGTGTGGACATCACGACGAACTATACGTACTACTTGCCGCGTAAGGACAAGTTGGCACTGGCAATCGACGGTACGTTCTTCGACGTGAAGGGTGTGTCCAGCTTGACGCCAGCATTGCCGGATGATCCGACGACTGCAATGGTGCTGTTCAATATTGCTTTGGAAGCCTACACATTCGGTACGGGTGTGGCGAACGTCAACGTCACGACGATTGACAACAAGCGGTACACCATGCGCGACATCGGTAAGATTGATGCACGCGTGGCTAATCTGGAATACTACACATCCCTGTCGCTCTTGGAACAACAGACGGCATCGATGAATATTGCGGATTCGACTGGTCTGACCCGTTATCAGAACGGCTTCATCGTTGATTCGTTCAATGGTCATGGCGTGGGTAACACTACGTCCCCGGACTACATGTGTGCAATCGACATGACGAACAATGTGCTGCGTCCGTTCTACTCGATGGAAAACGTCACACTGTTCGAACAGAATACGACCAATGCGCAACGTGCGACCTCGGGCTACCAAGTGACGGGCGATGTGGTGACACTGCCGTATTCGTCAGTAGCGCTGATTACGCAACCTTACGCATCACGCACTGAGAATGTGAACCCGTTCGCGGTCTACGCATTCGTTGGTACAACTGATATGAACCCGTCCTCGGACGAATGGTTCGACACGTACCAACTGCCGGACATCGTGACGAACGTTGATGGCAACTTCAATGCAGTGTATGCACTGGCAGCATCGACTGGCGTTCTGGGTACGGTGTGGAATGCTTGGCAGACCCAATGGTCCGGTACTTCGGTGGTGTCGCAAGATGTCATTAACTACGGTGTCCATACGACCACTGTCACTGAGAATGGTGTCACGCGCGACCGTACTGCGGCTGAAATGGCTGCATCACAGACCAATAGCTGGCTGGCAGATAACGGTGTCGGTGCTGCACGTACCATCGTCAATGAGACGGATGCAACCACGACTGGATATGCTCGCACTGGTATCAATACGCAGATCGTGCCCCAGATCACCAACACGGTGACTGATGACAAGGTTGTGGCGCAAGCTGTGATCCCGTACATCCGTTCGCGTAATGTGATGATCGTGGCGCGTGGTCTGAAGCCGAACACACGTTTCTACCCGTTCTTTGATGGTGCGAACGTTTCGGCCTACGTAACACCGTCTTGGACCCTGTGGTTCACGCCGGTTGGTGGTTACACATCAGCATTCGACTGGACCTCGAACGTGGGCGGACTGTCGGACGAAGCTTCGCGGACGGTGAACTACAATTCGGACAACGCATTGGATCGCGGTGACGTGGTGTATGTGATTTCGCGTGGTGGTACGAACTACACGCTGGCGACTTCCCCGGCTACGGCTGTGTGTGGTCTGCAATCATCTCATGCCGATGGTACACAACAGATTCAGGTTCAGAACTGGAAGGGAGCATTCGCATCGGGTGACGTGATTGTTGGTACGTTGTCTGGCGCGCGTGGCACGATCACTGGTGGTTCGGGTGCGATGGCACAAGGTGGACCGCTGATTTCGACCTACAACGGCGATGTGGTGGGACTGTTCCAAATCCCGAACAACACGGCCCTGAAGTTCCGCACTGGTACGCGAGTGTTCAAACTGACGGATGATGCGAACAACGGCGTCAACAGTACGACGAATAGTTCGGTTTCCTATGTTGCAACGGGTATCCTGCAAACCAAGCAAGCGTATGTGACCTCGACACGTAATGCACAGGTAGTTCAGACTCAGGTGTCCGATACATCCACGGTGACGACGACCTCAACCCGTACTGCTCTTGATACTGGTTGGTACGATCCGCTGGCAGAGACATTCTTGGTGCAATCGACTGATGGTGCATTCCTGACTGAAGTTGACCTGTTCTTCCAATCGAAGGACGCGGCAATCCCGGTTCAGATCGAAATCCGTGAAGTGGTCAATGGTTATCCGGGTGCGACGATTCTGCCGTTCTCGCATACTGTGATGACCCCGGACAAGGTGAATGTGTCACAAGATGGTACGGTGGCTACTACGTTCAAGTTTGCATCGCCGGTGTACGTTCAGGATGCCACATCATATGCGTTGGTCGTGATGTCGGATTCGAACAGTTACAACCTGTGGATTTCGCAGCTTGGCGACAAGATGGTCAATTCGGATCGATTCATCTCGTCACAGCCTTATACCGGTGTACTGTTCAAGTCCCAGAATGCATCAACGTGGACTGCCGATCAGACCCAAGACATGAAGTTCAATATTCGTCGTGCTAAGTTTGTGACGAATACGTATGGTGAAGTGGTGTTCCAGAACGATACGGTGACGGTGGATAACCTTCCGACCATCGCGTTCCAGACGACCAACGGTTCCAAGGTTGTGCGAGTGTTCCATCAGAATCACGGCTTGCCGGTTGGTTCGAATGTGGTCCTCGCGGGTGTCACGGCTAACGTCAATGGCATCCCGTTCGCACAGTTGAATGGAACGTTCGCAGTCAGTAACGTTGACTTCGACAATTACACCATCACGGTCGCAACCACGGCAGCTACATCGACGGGTTACGGTGGCAACAAGGGAATCACGGCTGCAAGCAACGTGGGCTACGATTCGATTCAACCGGTGGTGCAGCAACAGTCATTCACTGATACGACCACAACGTGGTTTGTCAAGACGACGACTGGTCAGTCCCCCGAAGGTTCGGAAACCCCGTACCTGTTGGATACGGCCTACAGTCCAGTCACGGTGAATGACACGAACACACTGTCGCATACGTGTTTGGTTGCATCGGCATCGAACCAAGCTGCATCGGTTCTGGCTGGTAGCAAATCGTTGTTCCTAAAGGGTCGGCTGTACACGTTGAATGATGCTGTGTCACCTGTCATCGACATGCACCGACTGTCGGCGATTCTGGTCCGTAACAGGGTCAACAAGCCGACCAGTGCCAACACCAACGTCGCAGTAGTGGATGACCGTGTGGTGGCCTCTGCGAACACGCTGACGGCATTCAGTGGTGCAACGATCACGACGACAGACGCGGCAACGAAGCTTCTGTTCCAAACCGTGGTGGTTGGTCACTATCTGAACGTGGCGGGTTCGGTAACGGCGAACAATGGTGACTGGCTGGTGACGGCAGTGGCAGCGGATGGTTCAAGCATCACGACCAACGCAGCATTCACGACAGCGGCAGCGGGTGCAAGTATCACATTGACCTCGCGTGAACTGTTCGTGGACGAGACGGCCCCGATCAACAGCACGACGATTTCGAAGTATGTGACGACGAAGGTAAACTTTGCCAACACATCGACGTATCTCCGAGTGCAACTGGCGGCGGCAATTCCCCCGGCTGCGGCGGTGAAGGTGTACTACAAGGTGAATCCGGCTGGTTCGACGGCAACATTCGATACCATCCCGTACACCCTGTTGAACCCGGATACAACGGTCCCGTATTCGACCAACAACACGTTTACGGACGTGACGTACAGTCTGTCGGGTATGTCTGCATTCGATGCAGTGCAGATCAAGCTGGTGATGCAATCTTCGGATACCTCACAAGTTCCGATGGTGAAAGACCTCCGCGTGATTGCTTGCGCGTAACCACTAGAAAGGAAACATCGTGACCGACTATGTAAAAGTCGCCGGTCACGATGGTCTTGTCCGGGATTTATCCAGCAAGGCTATCGTGAACATGAATCGTTCGGGCTATCAAGCCTATGTCAACCAACGGGATGTCATGTTGAAGCGTCAACAACAGCTTGACGAGAATACACAGGACATCGAAACAATCAAGTCTGACATCTCTGACATCAAGGAGATGTTGAAGATTCTCATACAACAAAGGTGATCATGGCCCCAGAATTCAATCTCTATGTCGATCAGGGAACGGACTTTTCCGAGACGTTCACTGTGACTGACGTGCATGGTGCTCCTGTCAATCTGACGGGTGCAACGCTTCGTTCCCAGATTCGGAAGTCCTACACATCCACGACTTCATACGATCTGACAATCACGCCGGTTGATCTGGCAACGGGTCAGATCAAATTCGAACTGTCGAACACACTGACCGCATCGCTCAAAGATGGGCGTTATGTGTATGACGCTGAGTATGTCCTGAACGGACTGATTACAAGGTTTGTGAAAGGTTTGGTCACAGTGTATCCCCGCGTGACCCAAGTCGTATCTGGTTGAATGTTCAGTTTTTCGTGATGTTCACGTTTCATGAACGAACAACATTGTTGAACATAATAAGGAGTACCAATGAAATTTGCATTCCACAAGGCGAAGGACACACTGTTCGCCAAACTGTGTAGCTGGAAGATGGAAGGTCCGTACACGCACGTCGAAGCCCTGTTCGGTCCCGATCCTGACAATTCCAAGCTGACGGTGTGTGGTAGTTCTAAGTTTACCGAAGGTGGCGTCCGTCTGACCTCACTGGACTTCAGTGACAAGACTGTATGGGACATCGTTGAAGTACCGGGTATCGATGAAGCGAAGGCCCTGCAATGGTTCAAGGATCATGCTGGCGAACCCTACGATACACGCGGTCTGATTCAGTTCATTACGTTCTTCCCGGTCGGTCACAATCCGAAGGGTTGGTTCTGTGATGAAGCGGTGCTGGCCTCAATCGGTATGGAAGATTCGTACCGGTTCGATCCGAACGCTATGGCATCGATCCTGACGTTCCTGACCAAGTACCAAGCTGGCAACCTGTCCCCGGTACTGGTGACGATCAAGGAAGGTGAAGTCGCGGCAGTGGCGAAACCAGTGAATCCGATTGACACCATTCAGGCCGACTTCAACAAGGTGCTTCCGGCTGTCGAGCAAGTCGCTCACACGGTTCAACTGGCTGCACCGTTGGCTGCTGTGATCCCCGGTCTTGCGCCTGTTGTAGCGGTCGTAGAGGGTGTTGCAACGGCAATTGATAAGGTCGCGGAAGCTGCACCACAGATCAATACAACCATTGATGCACTGCAAGCACTGAAGAAGATTTAAACCGGCCATGTGATTTCACTCGGCCATGATAGCCCTACCATGTGTAGGGCTTTTTCATTTGTCAAGCACTCACAACTAAATAGTTGAACTGTCACATCTAACATCGGGACCACTCATGGCACGCCCTAACTCATTTGATTCACTGTCGCTCTACTGCTTACAGCAACTTGGCAGTCCTGTCATCGACATTCACGTCGCCGACGAACAGATTCAGAACCGTATCGAAGACGCGTTCGACTTCATGCGGGAATTCCACGGTGACGCTTGCGAGAAGACCTTCCTGAAGCATCAGGTGACGACCGACGACATCACCAATGGTTGGTTGCCAGTTGGTACATCGGTCACGGCTGTTACCACTGTGTTCCCGATCAGTGGCAGTGAGAACACCAATAGTCAGTTCTCCGCATCGTATCAGATCAAGGTGAACGACATTTACTCGTTGCAGTCATCGTCTGGTTCCCTCGCGACTGGCGGTCTGGCGTACTACGAAGCAACCAAGCAATACCTGAACATGATGGATGGTGTCCTGATTGGTCAGCAACAGTTCCGGTTCAATGCCAAGGTTGGGAAGCTGTACATCGATTTCGACTGGTCCGAGAACGTCAATCCGGGTGACTGGATTCTGGTCGAATGTGTTGCCATCGTGGACGAAACTGTCTACACGTCAATCTACAACGACCGGATGTTGAAGAAGCTGGCGACGGCCTACATCAAGAAGCAATGGGGTAACAACCTGAAGCTGCATTCGGGATTGGTTCTGCCCGGTGGTGTGACCATGAACGGACAGGAAATCTACAACGAAGCGATTGATGAAATCGACAAGATCGAAGAACAGATTCGCGACACGTACCAACTTCCGCCGATGTTCCTTGTAGGTTGATGATGAAAACTTTCAAGCAATTCCTTCGGGAATCCGAACAACATCCGATGATCGACGTGGATGGGGTTCAGAAGCATCGCCACAACAGTGAGGGGCGACCCATTCATCCTACTGATGAAGGCGTTCGCAACTTTCATCGATGGTTCGGAGACAGTAAGGCGGTCGATCATCATGGTAGGCCACAGGTGATGTACCACGCGTCCACATATGGTGACATCCACAAGTTCAATACACATGAAGGTGCGTTCGGGAAAGCGGGTTACGGTTCATATTTCAGTAACCAACACGGTGCCAACATGTTCGCTGAATATGGTCAGCACTTCCAAGCCAATCGTAGTTGGGCTGGCGAAGAAAAGAAAGTGAATGTGGCCCCGGTGTATTTGAAGATGAACAATCCGCACTATGCAGACCACGTTGATGATCTTCGTCCCGGTGTACATATTCATGCCGGTCAGACCTTCGGGCAAGGCGCACAGTACCAGAAGAACAAGCCAAATCCAGTTGGCCCGCTGGAAGCTAAGGGTCACGATGGCATCATCACATCCGAAACCACAGCCAAGAAGGTGCATAAGACCCAAGGGTTGAAGATTCTTGATAGGGACGACCCCAAGGCGACACGGTTCCCGGTACATGTCGTGTTCCATCCGCATCAAATCAAGTCGGCTGTTGGAAACAACGGCAACTTCTCGGACAAATGGCCGCATAACGTTCATGAACAGGTTAAGCCAAGATGATCAATCATTATTTCCAGAATGGTGTTCCTGAATCATTCACCAACAATCAACGACTGGTCGAGAGTTTGACCATTCAGGCGATTCAGATCGGTGGAATGGACACCTACTATATTCCACGCACGATCCTCCAAGAGAACATCAATACGGTGTTGACTGAGGATGTGCTGGCATCGTATGACCACGCCTATCGGATTGAGGCGTACTTGGACAATGCGACCGGTTTCGAAGGTGACGGCGCGATGCTCTCGAAGTTTGGTATCGAGATTTCGGATTCCTGTACATTCATCATCGCTCGTGCCCGATGGGAAGCGGAAGTCGGCAAGACTGGTAACACTCGTCTGCCCCGTCCGATTGAAGGTGACATCATCTTCCTACCGCTCACCAAGTCCTACTTTGAAATCAAGAAGGTCAATGCTCAGAACCCGTTCTACCAGTTGGGTAAGTTGTACACCTATCGTCTGGAATGCGAACTGTTCAGTTTCTCTCATGAGACGTTTGACACTGGTGTCCATGAAGTGGATGACATTGCAGCGGAAATCAATCTGCACGATCTGGATGCTGGTTCCCAGAATGTAGCGTTCGAAGCCAAGGAATCCGAAGTACTAGACTTCAGTGAATCAAACCCATTTGGGGACATCTACAATGCTGGCTAATCAGACTTTCTACAACAAGACGACAGAGAAGGCAATCGTGGCGTTCGGCAACCTGTTTGCCAACGTCTACGTGACGCGTCAGGACCAGTCTGGGAATGTCATCAAGACGATCCAAGTACCGGTGTCCTATGCACCAAAAGAGAAGTTTCTGGCGCGCGAACAAAGTCAACCGAACATCGACAACAGTACGGAAGAACTAACCCTCCCCCGTCTGGCATTCGAGATTACTGGTTTCCGGCGTGATCCTAGTCGCCAGATGAACGCGATGCAGCAACGCAAGGCGGTCGTGGGTGGACAGACGAAATCCGTATTCAACCCTGTTCCATACGACCTCACTGTAGCCCTGTACGCGGTCGCCAAGTACCAGACTGATGCGCTTCAGATGTTCGAACAGATTGTACCGATCTTCAATCCGGGCTACATCGTGACGATCAAGGCGATGCCACAGTTGAACCTGACTGATGATCTGCCGATTGTTCTGGATACGGTGCAGCACGAGGACAACTATGACCAGAAGTTCGAACAGCGTCGATTGGTGATCTTCACGTTCAACTTCACCCTGCAACTGAATTACTTTGGTGGTGTGGATACCAACCGTGCAGTCATCAAGCAGACCGAATCAACGATCATCAGTGGTGTCACTGATCCGACCTTGAACTGGCCTCACCTTGAACTGATTAAGAACACGGTGAACCCGTTCATCGCGAATGCTACGGACTCCCATACTATTCTGACTGAAATTGATGGATTCAATACAAATGGCTGATACTGCTGAAAAGATGGTCAATGCGTTCCGCGATCTGGATGCAACCTTTGGTGTGGAAGGTGAAAGCCTTCCGGTGATCCGGGAACCGCGCGAACTGATCGTGGCCCCGGTGGTCGAAGATCGTCCGGTCAATAATGATGATCAGGATAACGACATTGCCGTGGCGCGCGAAACGTTGCACCGTGTCATGGGTAAGGCCGAAGATACCCTCGATGACATCCTTCGGCTGGCAAGACAGTCGGAACATCCGCGTGCATTCGAAGTTGCTGGTCAGATGATCGACAAGGTGACGAACCTCGCCGACAAGCTGATTGATCTACACAAGAAGGTGAAGGAAATCAACAAGACCAGTGAATCCCCGCGTGATGCTGCACTCAATGGTGGGAACTTCGAAGGTACTACTGGTGTGATCTTCACTGGTACACCACAACAGATTCTTGAGGCATTGAAGGCCAAGCGACAGTTGAAAGATGTTACGGACGTGTAATCATGGCAAAACTGATACTGCGTGACCACGTTCGGGGCAATAAAAAGATAAGGCCGGATGGTTGGCAACATCCCTACACCGAATGGGAACTGGAAGAATTCGAGAAGTGCAAGAATGATCCGATCTACTTCATCCGCAACTATGTGAAGATCATCTCGCTCGATGCGGGTATGGTCAACTTCGACATGTTCGGATTCCAAGAGAAGTACATTCGGATGTTGTTGGATAACCGGAAGACCATTTGT